CTCGTTCAGCTTCTTGCCGCGAACCATCATCACCTGCGACTGAAAGCCGATGCCGGTGCCGACAACGTTGTTGACGATCAGTCGCAAAGCCTGCTTCGCATACTCGTTGTCGCGGCACAGCTGCCGCGTCCGGTTGCGAAGCGCGCGCAGGCTGGTGTAGAGCTCGGCGTCGGCGCTGGTGGAGAGCGCCGTCCAGTCCGAAGTCGTGCGGCCGATCGCGGCGCCGGCGTAGCCACGGCGGGAGATGTCGTGCGACCGCTGCGCGAGGCGCCGGCTTTCGGGGCCGTGCGCGGCACGCCATGCATTGAGAATGACACTGCCAGGCTCGGAAGCGCGCTTCGCGTCGTACCAGGTCTGTGCCTGCGGCGCGCTCATGTGAATCTCACTCCGACGCGGCCCGGGTTCCCGAGGCCGTTCGCGATCTGCTGGCCGCGACGCTCGCGGGACACGATCAGCTTGTACTGAGTGCGCAGCGCGAGCAGCGCGGTGATCGGCTCCTTCTTCAACGAACGGGTGCCGATGGTGTACTCGAGCGTCATGCCACCGGTGGCACGCGCCGTGATCTCGGCCTCGATCGCGGCAAGGATTTTCTCTGCGGGGCTGGTGCCATCGAACAGCGACGAGCCCGCAGCCAGGCCGGAAAGGTTCGGCTTCACGTAGAGCGAGCCATCGCCGGCCGTGATGCGCACGCCGGTCTTCGTCGCGAAGGCCTGCCAGTACCAAGTTTGAGGCGTCGCCCCGACGTTCATCGCGGCGGATTGCGCGGTCGTCAACGTGAACCCCCAGCCGTTGCCTTTGACCGTGCCGACGACATCGATGCCGGCTGCGGCAATCGGACCCCGGAAGGAGTACGCCAGCGAGTACGAACCCGAGTCGACGCTCGAACCCAGCGAGTCGCTGAATGCGTAGTCGACCCAGCTCAGCGAATCGCCGGCCGTGAGGATGCCTGGAATGTTCATGCGTTCACCACTTGGTTGCAAAGCTGCCGCGCCTGCTGGCGCCGCCGCCCTGCTGTGCCGTCTTCTTGCGCATCGCAGGCGCCTGCACTACCTGGGGTGCGACGGCCCCCGAGGTTTCTTTCGTCACCTCGGGGGGGTTCTCGGGCACAGCTTCGGGCGCGGAGGGTGTAGGGTTCGAATCGTTCTCTTCTTCGGTACCGAAGTCCGACAGCAAGGTTCGCTGTACGAGCCGCTGCTCCAGCGCGGCCCAGTGCGCTTCGCGCATGAGGTTCGTCTTGACGCTGCGCGCTGCGTGCAGGGCGTACACCTCACAGTCAAGGACTTCATTGCGCACGCCCGCCAGCTTCTGCCAGGCTTTGCGATAGCGGTTCGTGCGGCTGGGCGCCTTGACTTCGCTGACCAACTGCTCCCAGTAGTCCGGGCGCACGTCGGCATACCAGTGCAATGTGCCCGGGCCGCGCCCTTCGAGCACAAGGCGGTTGTCGAGGATCAGGTCCTTGGCGCGTGTGGTGCCGACGATGTAGGTGTCCAGGCCGAACTTGCTGGGCTTCTGTCGTTTGTTCAGGTCCACCTTGCGCGGCGTGCTGAAGATCTCGCGGCGGTCATCGGTCTGCTCGCTGGCACCCTTCACCGTCATGTAGCCACGCGCGCGGCGGGGCCGCACATAGGCATGCACGATCTCGGTCCGGTTGCCGTCTGAACCGTCGATCGACACGGCACGCACGCGCATCTTGCTGCCGCTGGCGTGTTCGAAGTCGCGCCCGAGCAGCTGGTCCAGCTCGAGCCAGGCGCCTGCAGTCGCCACCAGCGTCGAGCCGAAGATCTCGCCCCAGTACACCAGCCAGCTTTCTTCACCGCGACCCCAAGCGCGAATGACCACCGCCAGACGGTCGTGCTGCACGTCGACGCCGGCGGTGAGCAGCAGGCCACCCCATGGCACGGTGAATTCCGCGTACGCCTCTGCCCGCGTTGACAGCGCGAGCGGCTTCGGCATGTCGCTTTGGTACTCCCACGGAAGGCCGAGGGTGCTGTTCCAAAACGCGATCTTGGCGCCCAGCTCGCCGGTGCTGGCCTCGTGCTCGGCGGTCAGGTATTTCTCGACCAAGCGCGCCATGGTGCTGTCCGGAAAGCTGCTGTACAGCTCGTTCAGGTAGAAGCCCGCGACTCCGTGGAAGTCGGCGGCTGACTTCCAGCCGAAGCCCAGCTCTTCGGCACGGCGCACGTTGCGGTTCTTCTGTGCGTCGTTCCACAGCGATCCGCAGTGCGGGCAGGTATAGGCCGCGGTGTCGGGGTTCGCGCTGCCGTAGACCTGGTGGCTCGCGCCATCGACGCTCTGCCAGTGCACGTTGTCCCAGTTCAGCACATGGGCGTCGCCGCATTCATGGCACGGCACCCAGTAGCTGCGCTGGTCGGATGCCTGCATCTCTTGCGCGATCGCGCTGACCCCGGCGACGGTGGGCGTGCCGCCGATCAGAATCTTGCTGTCATGGAATGACTTGACACGTTCTTCAGCCAGCTTGATCGAATCACCCTGCCCCTTGATGTTCAGATTGCAGTCGTCGGGCTCTTCGACGCACACGCGCTTGATTGGTGTGCTCTTCACGCCGTCAGTGCTGTTGCTGCCGAACATCATGAGGAAGCCGCCCGGAAATTGCTTCAAGTCTTGCTTGTTGTCGGCCGAGCGCGACTTCAAGTTGACGAGTGGACGCAGCACAGGTGTGGCCTCAATCATGGGTTCGAGCTTCAGCTCGGAGTACTTCTTGTACGTGGCCTCACGCGGAAACATGATGGCCATGGACGATGGGTCGCAGTGAATGACATAGCCGACGTAGTTGTTCATCACGCCGTCCGTCCAACCCACCTGTGCCGACTTCTGACAGACGATCTTGCGAACGCGCTTGTCATTGATGGCTTCGAGAACGCCGCGCAAGTACGGCGTGATCTGCAGACTGAAGCGCCCTGGCAGCGCCGTGTTTTCAGCCAGGAACCTATAGCGCTCTGCCCATTTCGCCACCGAGATCCGCGGCGGCGGCGGCAGGCGCGCCAGGCAACGCAGCATGAGCTGGCGCTCCACCTGCGCTTGCGCCGGTGATGTTTTCGTCTGGGTCATATCCGCTGAGCTTGTTCAAGAATTGATCGAAGGTTTCGCCAAGCAGGTCACGCTTGGCTTCGACCCCGACCGTGTGATCGAGCAGCTGCGCAAGCCGGTTGACTTCGGCACGCAGATACGCACGAGCTGAACCCACCATGCCCATCCACATGGGCTCGATCTTGTCGACCGACACCAGCAAGCCGCGCTTCTCTGCCAGGCGCAACTCGATTTCTTCGGACTGCAATCGCGCCAGCCTGTCTCTCGGCGTTTCCACTTGAATGTCGCGCGTCTGACGCTGCACGTACCAGGTGATCACCTCGGCCGTGTCGTACTTGTGCGACTGCCCACGCTTCGAGGCCCGCTCTTTGATCGGCAGCGGTGGGTCTTCCTGTTGCCAGTCAGTCAGCGTTTGGTGGCTGACACCGAGGATCTCTTCGAGTTCGGACTTGTTGACTTCCAGCCCCATCACAGCCCCCTCGAAGCAAGCAACTCATGCCCCCCCTGACTCTGCGCGAATTTCGGGGTCATCGAGCCCGCTGTGTGGGAACTGGGGGAAGGACCCGAGGATTTCTGAGCGAGCCGTTGATCGCTGCTCATCTGCCTAACTTGCGTCGAAGCCACTCGTGTTCATGCTCCAAGATGCCAGGGAACTTGTCTGCAATGAGCGCCATCAATGCCTCTTGCACTGCTGCATTGGCCATGCCATCAGGTATTGATGGGCCATACAGCTCTCGGATGGGCAGCGCGTTCCATGCAGGCTTGCCACCTCTGGCCACCTTCTTGTGCCGAGCATTGGGTTCACGCACAAAGACGCCCTTGTGGCCGCCAGGCATCGTGGCGATGAATGCGCCGGCGATGACCTTCCTGCCCTTGAGCACACTGACGGTGACACCCTTGGCAGTGGCACGTGCGCCATACAGAATCAATGGAATGGGCTTGCCTGATGCCACTACTGTTGCACGCAGATTGCCCTGAGTGGCCTTCACCACTTTCAGCGCCTTCTTGATGTCACCGATCTTGAGGTTGTAGCCTGCATCACGCACGCTGCGTGCAGCGGCGACCTTGACTTGATCGCCCATCTTGTTGAGTGCACGCACGGTGGCCTGATCGCGCATGTCTCGGGCCGAGGCCAGCAGCTCCATGGTCAGCACGTCCACGTTCGATCGGACATTGACGCTGAAGCCTGCCATGCATTCGTTCCTCAATGAAAAACGCCCGGCGGGAATGAAGTCCGTCGGGCGTGGCCTGCTTCAGGGGTGACTGTTGCGCAGCGTGCCATAAATGTAGGGGGTAAGCGAATGGAGTAAAACTCCTTTTTAGGCCCGCTCGGTGCGGCTGAGTAGCTGCGTCAGGGCTTGGTCAGCCTGTTCAAGGCGCAGCTGCACCCACCTGGGCGTAACGCCCAAGACCTCGGCCACCTCGAGCGTTGAGAGCGGCCGGCGCCGGCTCGGCCTGTCCCATGGACGGCCGACGTAGTGGCATTGCACGGCCAGCCACAAAGGGTGGTTGTCTTGCCGCAGCCGAGCGATGGCATCGTGCGTCTTGCCCGCGTCGATGTCGTCGACCGGGATCATGCTTTCCGTCGTCGACGATGAGCCGGCCGCACGCGAGAACGCCGACTGCTTCGGGTAGCCTGAGCCACCGGCCTCGCGCTGCACCACCCAGCGCGCCCAGTTGTCCAGGCGGACTTTCACCCACTCAAGTCGCGCCATGCTTCACCCCGGGGTCTTTCATCATCACAAGCGCTTGCGTGCCGAGCCGGGGCCATTCCTTACTCATCACCAGGTCGTGCGGCCACGGGGTGCCCACCATCAACGCACCTTCGGCGGCAAAGAACCAACCGGGCTCGCGCATCAGTACGCCTCGCTTCCAGCACTCATTGACGTGCTCGTTGCCGAACTTCGCGCGCTTCTCGGCCATCAACTTGGCGACGCCAGGCATCTGGGCTGGCAACCAACTCCAATCCTTCTTGTCCATCTGTCCTTCACCTCTCATGGATATCTGGGAACGACCGCTTGCTCATGCGCGCGAGTGCGGGTGCGCTGTGCATGTCCGCTCGCGCTTTGTCATGGACACCTGGACACCTCGCGACATGGCTCCGCCTTGCAACTCCCTTTTCGGCCTTTGAGTCCGCTCCAGGAATCACTGCAAGCACGTGGACACGTGGACAGCGAGGCATCCAGGCGCGCCTGGTCGCGGCGGCCTACATAGGCGACACCACGACCGCCCCCGACCTTTTCCGCGTGCCACGCGCTCGCTGGTCAGAATGGGCAGTCATCGCTGGAGCCCTCTGGTTGATCGCCCGGCTGCAGGCGAGTTGATGATGATTGGCTGCCGCGCGCATCAGGCTTGAGCGCATCTGGCAATTCCTTGGGCCGGCAGTACACACGCGGCCGGCCTGGTGCTGACGACTTGCGGTCTTTCCAGCCCAGCCGGCGCATCACCGAGCAGGCCTGCCGCATGACCACATTGGTTTGCTTGTCGACCGTGTAGCCCACGCGCTTGAGCAGCTCCGACATGTGCACCTCGTTCGCCAGCGCCAAGTTCTGCGCACCCATCGGCACTGGCTGTTCCTCGTCATAGAGAAAGCGCGTGATTTCGGCGTCGATGGCGCTGTCGACCGTGCGCGCGTCTTGCTGTGGGTTGAACAGCTGCCGCTGCTCCGCTTCGGTCGGCCAGAAGCGCTCGCCCACGTCGACGTATTCCAACGCCTCGGCCAGCAGCTGCTCGAGGTTCTCGGTGACCCAGGCCACATCGATCTGGCGCGTCACCGTCACCGGCCAGAACCGCCGGTTGCCCGTCGTGTCGGTCAGGTAGTGGTCTTCGTTCGTCGTGCCGATGAACACGACCTGGCGCGGGTAGTCCTTCGGCCGCTTGTCGAAGCTGGCGCGAAACCGGTCCTTCGGGCTGGACACGAAATTCTTGACCCGCGTCACTTCACTGCGGTTCAGCGAGTCCAGCTCGCCCCATTCATAGATCCAGATGCCCTGCAGGTTCTGGTAGCTGTCTTTGTCGCCCAGCACCAGGCCGGTGTCGGCCGAGTACTCCCAGCCCAGCACACTGGCCAGCGTGCTCTTCTTTGCGCCCTGCGCGCCCTCGAAGATCACCATGTAGTCGAACTTCGTTCCCGGGCCGCAGACAGTGCGGCGCCCTTCCTTGCGCTCGGGCAGCACGCGCGCGCACATCGCCATCATCAGCCAGGTGCCGACGCGCGCCAGGTAGGCCAGCGTGTCGTCGTCGATCACCTCGTCGGTCATACAGGCTCGCTGCAGCCACGTGGCCAGGCGCTTGTGCTTGTCCCACTTGCCACGCAGCTTCAACAGCTGATCCCGGATCGGGTGGAAGCGGTGGCGCTTGCTCACCATCAGTACCGCCTCTTCGAGCGTGCCGCGCGGCATGCTGGGCAGCCAGTGCTCGCGCGTGAGCCAGTTGCCCATCTCGAGCTCGTCTTCCTCTTCCCAGATGCCCGCCTTGCCGCCCCACGGCGGTGGCCTGAGCTTGATCACGTCGTTCGAGAACTCGTTGAACGCAATCACGCCCTGCATCTCGGCAATGCCCGGGATGTTCAGGTCGGGCACCCCGTCAAGCGCGAGCACCAGGTTGTCGCGCACGGCCAGCGTGGCACCCTTCTGCGTCGTCAACAGGCGAGCGCGCCATCGCAAGTCCGGCCCGTCGTCATCACCCTTGCCCGCGCCAGCACTGGAAGGGGTCGATTTGCTGCCCGCAGCCTTGGCTCGCGCTGCGTCGTCGGGCGGCACGAACTCATGTGCACCGCGGATGAACGCACGCACCTGCTCGGCATCCCACCCGCCGGCGATCGCGTCGGCGATGTCCCAGCCGTCCGTCACCACGTTCTCGGGCTTCGGCACCGGACACATCAGCACCGTGCACGCCTGGTCGGCCACCAGCAGCGAGCCGATCGACACCATGCACTTCATGCCGGGCTGCTTGGACTCGGGCAGCAACGGCTTCGTCGACGCGTCGAGCCCGGCGTCGCGCTCTTCGCGTGTCAGCTTCGCGCGTTTGGCATCGGCATCGGGCCACAGGTACACCGTGCGGCCCATCAACCAGCCCCACGCCACCTTCGACCAGGCGTTGGCGCCACCAGGCCAACTCACGAAGTCGAACTCGTGGCCCAGCAGCTGGTGGCCGGCCAGCGCGCACTTCTCACCCTCGACCAGCACGACCGGAACCGTCTTCGGGTCGCCCGCAAGCAGCGTGGCCGGCACATACAGCGGCCGAGGCAGCTCCCACTGCTTCCAATGCCAGCGCTGCGTGCCGCGTGCATCGCTCTCGTCGACGCACCAGGTGTGCGGCAGGATCTCCTTCCCGCCGTCGCTCGTGTTGAAGCGCACCACGTGGCCATATTGCTGCCCCTCGAAGATGTACTCCCAGCTGGCCGCCACGTCGGTGTAGTGCCAATGCTTGAAGTCAGCCGGCGGCGCGTTGGCCGGCACCGGTGTCACTGCCCGCCACACGCTCTTGCGTTTGCCGGATCCGGCCGCCGAGTGCTCGGCGGGCGGCGGCTGATCGGTCGGCGGTTCATTGCGCGGCTGCGCTGCAGGCGTTTGCACGCCACGCGACTTCGACCAGCCCAGCTGGTCCATCAGCTCGCGCGCGGCCTCCGCTTGACCGAGGTTGTGGATCGCCGCATACAGGCTGGTCAGGTCACCACCCGAATCGTTTTCGTCGCCGCCGAAGTCGGCCCACAAGCCGGTGACGAGGTTGACGCTGCAGCTGCCACCCTCACCGCCGCTCAGGCTTGCGCACACATACTCGTGGCCCCTGACAGCGCCGCCGGGCAGCCACTGCGGCACCAGCGTATCAGCCCGCTGCAGCAGTGCCTGCGCGAGGTCGGCGAAATCGATCAGGTCGCGATCACCTGGCACGCGGCCACCCACCCACCAATCCATCCATCACGTTGCCTCGATGCTTGTAGTTCTACCTGCGTGACCAGCTGCGCAGGATGTCGTCCAACGATGAAAAGCCAGTCACCCACGAAGATGCCCGCGCAGGCGCATACAGGGTCACGGGCCGCGCGATGCCGGGCTCTCGGCGCGAATCGCGCGGCTCCAGCTCGCCGGCCTTGACCATGTTCTTCACAGTGAACTGACCGATCTGCGAGCCGACCTGTGCGCGGCGCACGATCTCGAGGCTGCTGGCCATGCCCAGCTCGGCCGCGAGCGACTGGGCCGCGTTGGCCAGTGCCTCGCGGATCTCACCGCGCGGCCGGGGCATGGAATACCTCTCTCGTGAGCAGCGGCACGTTGGCCGCGGTCAACGCGAATCCGTCGCGCGTGTCAAGGTACTCGAATGAGAAGTAGCCCACCCGCTCGCGCTCCTCGGGTTGCGGCCGCAGCCGGCAGCGCCGGCCCAGCGGTGTGCGGTAAACAGCATCGACACTCAGGTCAAGCAGTTTGAGCGTCATGCGTTGGCCCTCAGCGCCTCGCGCGTGGCCTGCAACTCTTCCACCACCGTCAGCTCGCCCTCGTGGGCCAGCCACTGGCTGATGATCTTGTTGCCGATCATTCGCTCCACGATGGCCACGTACTTGGCCGGCAGCTCGCGGCGCGTGGCCCGCACGCTGAAGTAGTCCGACACGTGAGGCGCATAGAGCCCGCCGTACTCGGCCACCGTGCGCTGCGTCAGGTTGCGAGGGAAGCGCATCTTCCAGGCCAGGCGGCAGGCATGCCGGTAGGTCGGCAGCTTCGCAATCACCTCGGTCGGCACCACCAGCCGACGCTCTTGCACAACCCCACCGAATAAGGGGAGTGCACGCTGCTCATTCAGAAAATCAATGGGCATGTCAGTTCCCTTACCAGTTGAAGGCGGTCAAAAAATTCAGCCATGGACAGCAACAGATTCAGGACTGAGAGGCGGCTTGCGCAACGAATCGCGCAGAGCGTGAAGCCTCAGTGCGTCATCCGCGCCTGCGGGCGTATCGCCAGCCAGCCAGCGCGACAGACGGGGCTGCGGAATTCCGGTCTGGCGACCGATCTCGGTCTGAGTCAGACCGGTGGCTATCAGCTCGCGAATGAGTTCGGTGGTTGCAGACATGCCGCGATGTTATTCGATGTCGCATAGGAATGTCTATTCCCCGAAGAATTATGCGATTTTGCATATTCCGGGAATGAACCCACATGAACTGGTCGACGCGCTGGTTAAGCGAACAGGCCTGCCGCTGCTCGAGGTTGCCACCCAGATGGACAAGGCATCGTTTCAACCCACGTTGCACAAGTTCGTCAACGGCCTCGTGTCCAACCCGTCACGCAAGACGGCCAAGAAGATCGCCGACTATTTCGAGTTGCCCACCGACGCCATGTATGACAAAGCCCTCGCAACGCGCATTGCGCACGAGCGAGGGCTTCACGTCCAGAAAGGCGGCGTCAAACCGGTTGAGCTGAAAGCGCAGGAACGCTCGGCGCGCTACACCTCAGGCGGTCTGCACAAATCGATCCTGGCGCGCATAGACGCGCTTACCAGCAAACAGCTCAAAGGCCTCGAACAGCTCATCAAGACCTACCTCGAGGCCATCGAGCCCGAAGCCGATCACAGCAAAGCCCGCGATGGGTGACATGCCCTCCGGCAATCTACGCACCTCTTCGCCGCCGTGTAACTGTCACCATTGACACCATGCATTCAAGCGGCCGGGCATGCCCTAAGGTCGAGTGCATTCACGGGACCTGGGGACTATTCTGATTGGGTTATGACCATGGACCTGACCTCGTTCGACGGGCTGGCCTCCGCACAAAAGCAAGTCAGCTCACTGGCTGAAGCCGAAGAATGGGCTACTTCTGCCAAGGCGCACATGCATCGCCTGTCCGCCATCGTCGCCGACTGCGATCAACGCCTCGCTTCACTGCCTGCCCAGCACGTGAGCGCGAAGATTGAAGCTATGCAGCGCCGCTGGTGGCAACGGCTTTTCTCGAGTGCCCTTCAGAAGGATCTGAAGCTGCAAGAGACCGAGCACACGACCCGCAAACAACGCGCAATAGCAACAAGCGGCGTGCTGCAGGGCCTGATCGACGACACGCCCACCAACGAAGCCGAACGAGTCGCCTTGCTCAAAGACTTGAAGGCAACAAAGAAAAGCCTGCAGCTGGACAAGCGCGAACTCGGCGCGCAGCTGAGAGACATTCGTGCCGACGCCAGGCGCAAGTCAACCAACGCCGCAACGGGCTTTCTCGCGTTGGCCACAGATCGCAAGTTCACGGCCATGGACAGGCGCAACATCCGAGCCGCCAAAGAGCGAGCCGTCGCCGGGCCGGAGCAGCTCAAGAACCTGATCGACCGTCAAATACTTGACGTTGAAAGGCAAATCGCTCGAATCGAAGCCTTGAGATGAGCTGGCGCGAGCATTTTTATTCGATAGCGCATTGACACTGTTTATTCGTCTTCGCATAATCCACCCCATCGGCCCATCCCGGGCTGCATGGAGCGGAGATGCAACCCACCCTTACCAAGCCTGCGCAGCCTCCCAACTGGCCCTTCGGCGAGTTGACCCCGCAGCAGCAGCAAGCCCAGGCCGAGCTGCTCAAGCGCCAGGCTGACAAAGCCTCCCCGCGCCGCTTCACCGGCGCTCCCATCACGGCGTTTGGTGCGCTGTCATGAGCGCGCGGCCTTTCCCGCTGATGACGCCGGCGCCCACGGGATATCCGCACAACGTCGACAGCGAACAACTCCGCGAGGAATTTCGCCACCAAGTCGACGCGACAACGATCGACGCGCCCGAGTGGATGCCAACCGGCGGCGTCTACAGCTGGGTAGCGCGCCGCGGCGGCCGGCTCTACATGCAGCCGCATGGCGAGGTGCGGTGATGAGCGCGCAGCACACGCCGCGGCGCATCAAGCACCCGATCCACAAGGGCCGCGGTCTGGAAGGAGTTTGCATCCTCGCGGGCCTGGTCGGCTATGCCATCGAGCTCGACGGCATCGAGCTACTGACGGCTGATCAGCGCCTCGAACTGGAAGTGTGGGCCGAGCGCACTCACCTGCGCGCATCTGACAACCTGGTGCACCTGCCGCCACGGCCGACGTGGCTTCCTGCGCCATGGGCTGGAGCCGAAGACGATTGGGGCCGCGGTCCTACGCCGATCGACTGTGCCGCCATCGCCAAGGCCACCGGGAGCGACGCATGAAAGCCGTCCTCCACCACCTCGTGCGCTGCCTGCTCGGCATCGGCCTCACGCTGCTCATCTGCGCCGCCATCGGCTACTGCACCCGGGCCCACGCCGAGGGCATCACCGTCGGCCTGCACCTGGCCAGCGTGCACGTACCAGCCAAAGACGGGCAGAACAACACCAATGCCGGGTTCTACTTGCGCTCCGCCGCCGGCCTGACCGCCGGTGTGTACGAGAACACGCTGCGCCGCACCTCGCTCTATGCCGGCAAGAGCTTCGCGCTCGGCCCGGTCGACGTGGTGGTCGGCATAGTCAGCGGCTACCAGCGCAAGTGCACGGAGCGCACCGAGCAGATCGGCACACGCCTGCCCACCACACCGCCGGGCCATGTGACCGGGCCGCCCGTGGCCGTCTACGCCACCCAGCAAGAGTGCAGCGGCTTCGCCCGCGGCTGGCTCACGCCCATGGTGGCACCTTCAGTCGCGCTGCCATTTGCGCTGTTCGGCGCCACGCCGCGGCTGTGGGTGATCCCCAGCGTGTCGGCCGCGTCGAGTGTGCTGCACCTGAGCGTTGAGCACAGCTTCTGACCATGACGCACTTCCCCCTCGAAGCCTGGGCTATGCGCAACCCGCGGGTGCGCTGGCCCTTGGTGATCGCCCTCGTCTTCGTGTTGGCCTGCTTCGGCAGCGCCGACTTCTAGCACCCGTGCAAACACCTGCACACCCACAGGAGGCCTCCATGCCTGAATCCACCGTCACCCACCTGCCGATCCGCCGGCGCGACGACCTGCCCATTGCCGAAACCGCCCGTCGCTCGTCGCCGGCCTTCGCGGTGCAGCTGCCGGCCGACCTGCCGATCAACCTGCCCGACTTCAACGAATCCGTGGCCGGCATCGCCCGCCGGGCCCGCCTGGTCGCCGCCAACAAGGCGCAGACCGAGCGCCTCGAACGCAAGCTGCAGGTGGAGCGGCTGCACAAGGCCGACGTGCGCATGGCCCGCGAGCAGGGCTACGCCCAGGGCCGCGCCGCCGGCCGCTACCACGATCGCCTGATGGGCACACTGGTGGGCATGGCCCTCGGCGGCCTCGTCGTCGCCATCGGCATGGCCGTCGGCTTCACCGCCTGGCACGCATGAGCGCCGCCGTCCAACACGCCGAGCCCGCCGTGGACCAGCTGCCACTCTTGCAAAGCCCCGAGCCCGGGTCGATGCACGTTTCGGTGTGGGGCCGCCTCACGCGCCAGGCCGAAGTGCGCGTGACCACCGACGGCAGCGGCCTGCTCATCGTGCAGGTGCTGCAGGGCAAGGGCAGCCTGCCCTTCGTGGCCATGCGCCATGTGCCGGCCGACCAGTTGCCCGCGCTGCAGCACCTGGCGCACCGCCTGCAACCCGGCGTGGCCGTGGTGATCATCGGCATCGGCCTCGAGGTCGTGCGCGACCACGGCGAACAGGTGGTGCGCCTGCGCATCTGCGAGCACATCCACCTCGCGCCCTTTTGCTTCTTCGACAGCGACGACGAACGGAGCCGGCCATGACCCTGCAACAACCCGAAGGCCTGCAGTTCAGCATCGACGCCCAGCGGCATGAGGTGATGTTCAAGGACGGCACCGCCGTCGCCCTGCACCCGGTGTTCGACCGCGGCGTGCCCAGCAAGTACCACCGCGGCCTGCAGCTCCCCAAGGGCATCACGATCGTGGTGGATCTGCGCCGTCTCTCAGACTCCATCGGGAAGGACATCTGCACCGCCCCCGGCCGCGATGTTCCCGGCATCGTCTTCTTCGAGATGCGCCGGCGCTTCAAAACGGCCAAGGCCTTCACCAAGGAAGCCATCGCCGTCGGCCATGTGCTCAGAACCGACAACCGGGTGGCCGCGTGATCCCTGAGCGCGCCACCGTTCTCGCGGAACTGCTGCGCCTGG